TGGTCTTTGTATTCATATGGACCATATAATTTTTTTGTCTGTAGTCGTATTTGTGCCAGTCTTCTTTTGTATATTTTAAGACTTTTTCTCTTAAACTATTGATATTATTGTATTTTTTTACAAAAATAAAATTTTCAGGTATGAGAGACAAACTATCCTTTTCCTTGTCCCTTGTACCTCGTCTGTTTTTTCTGACGCTTCTCGTGTTTATTTTTATTTTTCTTGTGCTGACGTGCACCTCTTTTCTTAGGCTTGTCCCTTACAATATGGTCTTTAAATTTCTTAGCCATTATTCAATATAATTATCTTTTATCCATTTCTTATCAGACTCATCTAATTTAAGATATCTGATTCTGCCATTGATATGTTGTTTTGTATCATGGCCACAGTTAGTACATCTATAAAATTCTGAAACAATTGCAACTAAAATTGTTTCTTCCTGACATTCTTCACAATTACCGTGTACTGTATCTATTTTACTAAATAATTTTGCTGATTTCTTATCTATTATGCTCATACTATATCTTTCGCCTTTCCTATAATTGGTTTGTATTTAGTTTTACCTTCTGATTTATACGCATGCATAAACTGCTCACGTCTACCTTCTGGAATCCAACTACAGTGTATCCACCCTGAGTTAGGTTCACCTGGAGTATAGAACTCAAGGATGAGCTGATCTGTTTCAAGGTTTTGTTTGATCCAATCAGCGACCTCAGCATTATCGACTCCAACACATTCGAAGTCAGCCGCCTCAGCTTTTGCATGTTGACTGTCCCGACTCGACCCTATGGCAAGGCATAAATCTTCGCTACGGAACCCTGATGTGACCTTTACTCTGCCAAAATGGTCCCGGACGGGTTGTAAAATATTTTCACACAAGTCTTTTAGTTTTTCTATTTGACCTGCGTTTGGATTATTATTGATTCCCTTACGAACAGCTGTGTCCGATTTGATTAACTCTAAAAGAGTGAAATTTCTACTTAGATTCATCTATAATTTTTTTAATTGCTTTAGATCCATCGATATTTTCTTCAAGCTCAACTTTTACCTTTCCGCACATGTACTTAATATTATCATTTGCTGTACGTTCCGCAACTCTTTTTCCTTTTAAACAATCCGACATTGCAGGCTGTATTCTGTGTTCTGTGAGAACACCTCCTATAAACATACAAAGTGCTACAACACTACTGATGACCGTTTCCATTTGCTCTTACCTTATCTTTTAATTGTTCAATGTCAGCTAATGCTTTTTCTAATTGTGATTTTAAAAACTCTATATTGACTTTGTTTGTCATATTCATTTCTTGAGTCTTTTCCATTTTCTCTACAGACTTATACAAATCCTCCAATAAAAAATGTTGCTCCTGATCCGTGGGCACTTGTTCAGATTTTTTAAGTAAATCATTTTCAAATAATTCTCTTGATGTCTCCAGAGATACTAATCTTGCAGTAAGCTCTGTATATGCGAACACACCCATTGCAACTAGAAATATAAGGCTAGCTACAGTCTTCATAGGCATCTGCACGCGTGCCTCTTCTCCAATGTTTAATGGTTTGTTACTCATTTTCGTATGTTATGTCCGTACTGTGATCTTTTTCTTTTTTGTAAGTTCTTTTGCAAGTACACTTTTCGCAGGTGCACACACCATATTCATCTGCGTGAAGATCATTATCTTCACCGCAATGACAAGGATGAAAACATGTCTTGCAAGTGGTCATTTAACTAGACCAAACCCACTTTATAAATTTTTTCCAGGGCCAGCAAATTATATTCCAAACCCATTTTAAAGTTTTTTTAATCATTTTTTTTCTCCTCTATTTCATAGAAGAACTTATCCGTATCTTCTGTACGCCAAGCTCTACTATCTTCTACATTCCACTCAGAGGTTTGCACTTTCCAGTCAGGAGTACTATCTTTCACTGTGAAAGAAGGTATATCCCATATGCATCTGTTGTTAGGTTGTGCAGCAAAATTACCATCATCTAAGGCAATTATGTGTGCGCACTTATGTTCGTGCGGTATCTCTGAATGATCAGTGTCAAGTATATTACTATCTGGATGTGCAAAGTCAACGGTAAATAAATACTTTCCAGGGTGCCATTTCTTGTCTTTTCCGATATACTTACCGGCCTGTCCGTCTAGTATATCCCAACGATGAACAGCAGGATAATAAGAAAAACAATTCCAGAGCTGTAGTTCATCAAGTCTTCTTGCGGGCACTCCGGATGGTTCAAATCCCTGTTGAATAAACGCGCTAATTGGTAGGCGATAAAATATTGCACCGTTTTCCATAATAGCATGAAATAGTATTGCACGCCCTGTAAGAGCGCTAAGGCCAAATATAATACAGTCTTCAACTTCTCCTTTATGCTTCTTAAGATCATATAAATATTCTCTTCTGATTTGTGCATAAGTTGGTGGTATGTTTGCGTTTAAATATGCCATAAAAAATCCTCATTTTACGTCACCCCAAGTTGGGCCTTTTTCATAATCAACTTTATTTTTAACAGAAAGTTTAACTGCATCTTGCATAATTGCAATAATTTTTTGTGCCTGATGCTCAGATTCAACAGATATATCTAATTCATCATGTACTTGTATATGTGGTGTAATACCTTCATTATATAAATCTAACATAGCTTGCTTGGTCATATCTGCCGCAGAACCCTGTATTAATTTATTCAAAGCTTTGTAAGTATAGGCTCTTCTAATTCTATCTTCACCATATTTTCCTTTAGCTTCTTCATAAGTCATTGGTGCTCTTAGTTCACCTGGAGCAAATCTTGCTTCTTCCCATTTATCAAATCTACAAACTCTACCTGCAATGGTTTGAATCTCTCCGTCTCTTTGAGAATCTCTCATAGTTGCATCCATCAAACCTTTTACAAAAGGTACACTGTCATGATAGTTATTAAAAAGTTTATCAGCTTCTTCTTTACTTTCTAAGTCTAAAGACTGTTGAAGTTTTGCTTTTCCCATTCCATAAAATAAACCTAAGTTAATAGTCTTAGCTTCTTTTCTTTTTATGTTTGCAAGTTTAGCTACCATTCCATGAAAGTCCATTTTGGGGTCTTTATTAAACTTAGAAACCATTTCAGTTACAGACTCAGAATTTTTTAAGATAGGGTGTTCTGCTGCATAGTGTAAAACTAATCTAGGTTCTTGTTGTGAATAGTCAAAGCAACCCCAATCACAATCTTGTTCTGGTATAAATAGTCCACGAATTGCAGGACCTAACAAATTGTTTCTTGCAGGAATTTGTTGTAAGTTTGGATTAGAATATGAAAAACGTCCGGTTACAGTTCCGCCTGCGTCTGATCTTAATTGATTTATGTCAGCATGAATACGTCCATTGTGTTCATGTTTTAGTATTGTATCTATAAAAGTTGTGTGCGCTTTGTTTAATTCTCTAGCTTCTGCAATGTTTTTTACTACTGGATTTTCATGATTTTCTAGTGTAGCTTTTGTAAATGATGGAGCGTTACTTTTCGCAGTTCTGGAATAAGGTAGTTCAAGGTTGTCAAATACTTTGGCGATCGATCTTGCTGCCCATATTTGTACTTCTACTCCTGTTACTTGTTTCACTTTTGCAAGGCATTGTGCTTCTCTTTTCTCTAATACACGTTTTAGTTGATGCGCTTTATCAACGTCTACTCGAACGCCCTTAAATTTCATATCTACCAACATAGGAAACAAACTTGTTTCTAAGTTAAATATTCTCTGTAAGTTTTGATCTCTTATCTGACCTGAAAATTTTTTAAATAGTTGTAAGGTTAGTTCAGCATCTGCTTCCGCATATGCTCCAACCATTGATGCAGGAAGTTTATACATTTCAGATTTTGCATCTATACCAGCTTTGTCTGCTGCATCCTGTAAAGCTTTTTCATTCTTAACTTTACCTAACTCTATAAAAGACAATGAATTCAATGAGTAATACAATCTGTTTTCATCTAGTACAGCTGCCATCATCATTGTATCCACAATGATTCCATTTATATTTACACCATACGATCTTAACCAACATACGTCATACATTGCATTATGAAATATTTTAGGACATGGTAAAGCACAAATACTTTTAACCCATTTCATTACAGATTCTTTAGCAAAAAAATTACCCTGCTCATGACCGAAAGAATAATATCCAGACCAACCATCTACTGCAACAGCAACACCGATGATTTCTCCATCACCTCTTACAGAACCTGAACCCATCTTTTTTAAGTTTGGGTCTCTTGTCTCTAAGTCAATTGCTATGTATTTGTAACTACTTAAATCTTTAAATTCTTCAGGTGAGTTCCACATCTCTTCGTTAAATAAATTCTCCATAATCCCTTTCTAGAATCATTTCTAAATAATGTATAGCCTTCTTAATATCGTAGTGTTTTCCTTTCCTAGAATGTCTGCAGATATATTTTATAGCGTTGCCTTCTGCAAAAAGCAACTTATTTTGATTTACAAACTCTGCCGGTTGAATCTTAAAATCTTGATAATGATTCCCCTGAACTTGTTTGTCTAGTGATTTATATGACATACCCTGTACCCTCCTCTGATTGTAATAAATAAAGTTTTTGTTTAGCACGTGTGACGCCTACAAAAAATAATCTGTGCTCATTGTCTGGAGACTTTTCAAACTCGCCTTCAATAAAATTACTTTGATATTCATCTGCACCAAAGTCTGTAAATAAAACTACGTTCTCACATTCTTTTCCTTTTGATCCATGTAAAGTCATTATCTTTATGTCAGCTTCTTTCATAAGATCGTAATTATTTTGTATTAAATGTTTCATGAAAATTTTTGTATCTTCATCAAAGTCAAGATGTTCCCAACTACCTTCAACAAGTAATCCATGATCTTGTTTTAATTCTTCTAATGTCACAGAAAAAACAGTATCTAAAGTTTTGCCACTGGCAAAACCTCTTTGCAGATGACCTAGTTTTACTTTTAAAAAAGAATACATTACCTTGACATCTTTTGAATCAATACTTGCACCATTGTTTAATCTTTTCCAGGTAGTAAATGCTAACATAGAATTTTTATCTAGGTATTTATCACCTGTAAATTCATATCTTAAACCTTTCATATACAAATGATCTCTTGCTTTCTCACAAAGTTTATTGGTTCTACCAAGTACCATCCATTTACCTTTTGAAAAGTCTATGTTTTCTAATGATGTTTCGTAATTGACTTCACCTTCCTCGTCTCTCGCTTCCCAATTCTTTGTTCTACGTTCGTTGAGTCTATCTAATATGTTTAAAGCCACTCGATGCACGCTTCTCGGTACTCGTCTCGACTTAACTTGTTCGTCGATAGTTCCTTCTAGATTTATGAATGTAGATGCATCCGCACCTTGAAACCCGTAAATAGTTTGATCGTCATCACCGGCAATATATGATCTTGCACTTAGTTTTTCTAATTCAAAAAACATATCCCATTGCAATGCGTTTAAGTCTTGAGCTTCATCTAAAAATATAACGTCATAAAAACTATCTTTAGTTTTTATCTTATCCGTAAACAAACTTATCATGTCATAAAATTCTATGACCCCTGTATCTTTTTTATATTGCGTTAATGCACCATCTATTTTTTCTGCAATATGGATATCTTCCCAACCTGCCATACCTTTTTGTATTGCAGCTTCGTTTAAAGATATCTTTTTATTTTTTGCATAA